GAAATTAACCAAACTGTATTATTAGATAATGAGGAGGAATAATGGCTAAAGAGAAAAAAGAAAAAAAGATGCCTTTCAAAAAGCTCCTTGCCAAAATTCGTTTAGGACTTACAAAACCTGAAAAATATACTCAGGAAGGACTAAATCAATATATTAGAGATAAGGGATGGACTGAGGAGGATTTCAAAAAAGCAACAGTCAACCATGCTACTATTGCTGTTAGAAAAAGTAATCCAAAGTCTCTATGGGGGGTAACAAAAGGTTATTTTAGGGAGGTAGCAGATGGTCTTACATTTGGGTTTTCAAATACAGTAGATAAATATTTAACTGCAATAATAAATAACGATGGAATAGAATTACCTAGTGAAGATGAACTTGAATATACAAAACAGTTAATTGCACAGGAACGTGCAGACTATCAGGAAGCAAATCCTATTACCAGTACAGTAGGGAATATTGCTGGTGCAATGACTACTGGAGCAGGGGTTGTTGGAGGGTTATATAAAGTTGCTCCTAGACTTGCTGCTACTACAGGAGGATCAGCTATAGGAAATTTTGGGAAAGACCTTGCTGTAAATGTAGGAACTGGTATTGGGGAAGGTGCATTATATGCTTATAATACAGATCAGGATGTAACATCAGGATCAGGTCTAGGAGGGATTGGGGGTACAGTCGCTACAGTAGCAGGTAGAGGGCTACATGGGTTAGGTAAGGCAGCTAGTAAGGTCAAATCCATATTTACTAATAAGGATGCAAAGGATATTGCTTTAAAAAGAATTGATGAAGATTTTAATCTTGACAGAGTTGACCCAGAATCAAAATTAACTGAATTAGAAGATTTAGGATTAGGAGATCAAACTAGAGCAGCTAATTTAGGAGGAGCAAATACTCAGCAGACTGCAAAAGATGCTATAAATGCTAGAGGAGAGGCTAAAACTATTGTTAGAGCAGGATTAGAAGAAGACTTAGCTGCAAATAGAGGATTAACAACTGAAACATTTAAAAAAGGATTAGGATTTAATAAATTAGGTTCAGATCAATTAAAAGATGATATTCTTTTAAAAATGAAAACGGATGCAAAACCTTTTTACGATCAAGCATATTCACTCCCTCCAATTAATAATGCTGAGTTAGATAGTGTTATAAGAACAATAGATAAAACAACAGGGAAGGGGAATCTTTATCAAGGGGCAAAAGACCTTGCTGAACAAGAATTAGAATTACTCCCTGAAGAGATTAGGGGAAGAGCAATTCTCCCAGATGAGATGCCTTATGGGAATATGCCTGTTGCAGTTGTTGATTATGTGAAACGATCTTTAGATGATTTAATAGATACTTCAAAAGGGAATAAAAGACGGAATTTAATTAAGCTCAAAAATAAGATGCTTGATATTACAGATGCTTCTACTGCAATAAAACCACAACCTCAACCTCAAAATCCAAATGCACTTGCACTTTTAGACCCATCTGAATCTCTAATTGAAGTAGGGCAATCTCCTTACAAAATAGCTAGGTCAATATGGTCTGAAGGGATGGACAATAATAGAGCATTGGAACTTGGAGAAAAAGCATATTCTAGTAAATCTGCTGCAAAAATGAGATATGAATTTAATAATCTAAAATCTCAAGCAGAAAAAGATTTATATAGATTAGGAGCATCTACTGAAGCAGTTACAAATATGAATAAATTGAAAGCAGAAGGATCAAATGTTTCAAAGAAAATGCTTGACCCAGAAGCACGAGAAAAACACGAAATACTATTTGGCGATTCAGAAAAAACTCAAGAATTTATTAATAGATTAAGAGCATTATCTGATATGCACAAATCAAATACTGCAATGATGCCTAGATCAGATACATCAGCTAACTTAATGAGATTTGCACAAGACATGACAAACTTTGTATCTACTGGAGGGTCACTACCTAGAAAAGCTGCAATAACTGGAGGAAGAATAGTTGCAGGGAAATTAGCTGGTAATCGTGAAGCAGCAATAAATAAGGAAATGGGTGAGTTATTAAATACAAAGGGAGGGCAAAATATAAGAAGTAAAGTAATTGAGCCTATTAAAGAGGTAAAGAAAAAAGATGAAAAAGAGTTTAGCCAAAGTTTAATTAATAGAGGACTCCTCACAGGAGCATTAACAAATACTCAAGCTCAGATGCTTGGAGATGGCGGTCTTTTACAATAATTTTTTTACCATTTTTTTACATTGAAATCGTTTTTATTCTATTTTTTACATTATTTTACTTTGGGCATCAGCCACCTAAATTGCTCTAAGTGACTGATATTATGGTGGGTCGGGTGAGGTTCGAACTCACGACCACCTGATTAAAAGGAAGATTTTTATTCCATGTAATCAGCTAGTTCGGAGTGTTACCCTAGTTTTTTTACTTTCGCTTTACTTTCCCCTAACTCTTCTTCTACCAACTTCATTGCATCTTCTAAGTGCGTAACTGCTAAATGAGCATATTTGATTGTCATTTTAACATCCTCATGACCCATTAATTCTGATAAAGTTTTTAGGGGAACCCCATTCATCACTGCATAACTAGCAAAAGTATGTCTCAAATCATGCCAAGTAAAATCTTTTATTTTAGATTTTCGGAGTGCAGTCTTCCAAGACTTCTCAAAAGTAGTTGGCTTTACTAATGATTTTGCAGGGAATACCCATGCAGATTTTAACTGAATATTCTTAGTTCTCCTAGTTAATATTTCTCTTATTGATCCTAAAGGAACAGAACGAGGTTTATCTCCTTTAGTCTCTATAAATGTCACAAAATTTTTCTTCCAGTTTATTTGATCAAATCTTAATGACCAAATTTCATTCTTCCTTCCTCCAGTTAATAATGAAAGCATTACTGCATCGTGTAGGTCTTGGTCACAATTTGAAAGTAACCTTGTCTTTTCCTCTTTTGAGAGGAATCTTATTCTACCTTTAGGCTCTGGTTTTTTTCTCAATCGAGAGCAAGGGTTTTTATCCATCCACATTAAATCTTTAACGGCACATCCAAAAACTGTTGAGAGAGCAGCAAGGTAACGATTCAATGTAGAGTTTCCTCGATTGGAAGATTTTAGGGAATCTCTTGCTTTAAGTATTTCAAGACTTCCCTCTTTTGTTTCCATTTCAGAAAGCCTTTTTGTTCCAAATTTTTTCTTCCAGAAAATTAACTGTTGTGAAATATTAATTTGAGATGATCTTGATTTATGTATCAAATATTCATCCTCAAATCTATCTATTAATTCTGATACAGTATGTTTATCTGCTTCAGTTAATTTGGTAGTGGATTTAGGTTTTTTCTGGAACTTCTCTTTTTTATTTTTATATACTTCTAAATATTTATTTTGAGCATATAAATCTTTTTGTTTTTGTGTACGCTCCCTCCCATTTGGCAGAAAATTATATTCATTTAGAGTACATAAATTATAAGTCGGTGATCGTTTACCTTCTTCTCTTAACTCTGGAATCCTGACTCTAAGGTGTGCAGATTTTATATCTTCATATATGCCTATGTTTTTTCTCATTTTTCTCCTTTTTAAATTTATTTATTAAATGAACACAACTTGATAGTAATTTTTGATAATTAAGACATTCTTCACAAAAAATATCTTTTTCTTTATGATTATTCATATTGACTCTCATTTATACTCCTCCTTTTAAGATACGTTCTAAAGATTTAATTAAATTTTTAGCATCTTTTAATTCAGATTCTAACAAAATTATTTTATCCTCTAGTTTATTAATACATGACTCACCAGTTAGTAACCATTGGACATCAAATCCTGCATTAGCAAATCCCACAATCATTGTAGCTGATAACCCTTTATCCCCTTTAGATAGTACAGAGCCTAAATAGGTTTCTGCAATTCCCATTTGCCTAGCAATTTCAGCAGTATTGCCCCCATTCTCCGAAATAAATTTTCTAAGTCTTTCTTTAATTTTTTCCATTACTAAACTCAATTAACATAATTCCTCTACATCAGAAACATTAAAAATAATATATTTTGTAATATCTAGTATTGATAATCAAAATATATATGGTATAATAACTACCATAGTTATTTAAAGGCATACTTTATGAATAGTTTTAACCTGCATTTAAATAAGCTATGAGAGATAGATTATAATCTTAGGAGTTAGGTGTCAAGTGTTTTATAGAAACTTATTTAAAAAGGAGAAAATGAATCTTAGAGAAAAAATGAGGACTTGTGGGGTGTCACTCAAAGAAGTAGCAAATGCAGTCCCAGAGGCAAATCATACTGCTGTCTGCCATATATTAAATCAGGATATGGCACAAAAAGTATTAGAAGAAGCAGAAAAGCTATGTCAGGAGAAAGCTAGGAACTTAAAGTCTTCTCTTGAAAAAATATGAGTGAACTGGAAAAAGCAATTTATCTTTTGGTTGATGAAATTAGAGCATTAAGAGCAGAACTTAATTTTTCATCAACTAAGAAAATTCTTCTGAAGGAGAAGAAGGATCAATTAAACAAAGCTGATGAATTAATTGCCCAGCTTAATAAACGTAGAAAAACAAATGGAGATTGTTAGCTATGGTAAAGGAATGTCATATATGTAAAAAAGTTTTAAAGGGTCTTAGAAGTAGATTCTGTACGGATCACTGTTATAAGATTCACAAATCAATTCGTGCAAAGAATATAGCAATGAGGAATCGAAATAGATTCTCTGATAAGGAATGCACTATATGTAAAAAGACTTTTAAACCTATACGAGAGGATCACTATGCTTGTTCAAAAGAATGTGGAAGATTACAAGCATCTCAACGCCTCAGAGAAAAAAGAGAGTCAATAAAAAAACTTCCCAGAGTAAGTCCAATAAAGAAAATATTGCCTATTAAAGTGCAACGTAAAGTCCCCCTTAAAATTGAAAAAAAGACATCTGCTAAATTTCATTCTTCAGATAAAACAAAGGATGAGGTTTTAGCATTCTTAGAAAATGGGGGAAAGATTACTAAATTTCCTGATGAACCAAGAGCCAAAACTCCTGATGTAAATGTCCCCTATGGACACACTATGTCTGAGATTTCTGGTTTTGGAATGGAGTTCAATATAGATGACTCTTTTTCAAGTGATTATGACATTGGGGGAGTAAATAAAGATGTGGATTGAAATTACTCCTGTAGCAAAACCCAGACAAACAAGAAGTGATGTCTGGAAGAAAAGACCATGTGTAGTTAAATATAGACAATTTGCAGATGATCTAAGAGAAGCAATTGGCAAAGCTGGATTTATAGTAGGTAATCAACTATATATGGAATTTCATATCCCTATGCCTAAATCATGGAGTAAAAAGAAAAAGGCAGAACTGATTGGTTCTCCTCATTTTCAGTCAACTCCTGATACTGATAATCTTTGTAAAGCGTGTCTAGATGCACTGATAGAGCAAGATTGCAGGGTGTGGCATTTGGAAGCAAAGAAGTATTGGTCAGAGAAGGGAAGGATTAAAATTGAAAATAAGTGAAGAAATACTCTGGCTTGCAGAAAAAAGAATAGAGGATATTCCAATTTTGAAAAACTCTATTCGGGGAAAAGAAGCAAACCTGATTGGATCAATTGGAGAAGTCCTGTTTGAGAAGTTTATTCAAGATGAAGGATTAATGATTGAAAAAGAAACAGGAGAATACAATCAATACAATCACGATTTTATAGTAAATAAAATGTTTACAGTCGATGTAAAAACTAAAGATAGGACTGTACCTCCAAAAGATTATTATGACTGTACTGTCCCTGTAAAAAATCTTGAATACCAAAACCCAGATTTTTTTTATTTTATATCACTTTTAAGAGAAGGAGAAACATTCAAAGAAGGGTTTTTATTAGGGGCAATAAATCTTCCAAATTTAAAAAAGAAAGGAGAAATATGGATGGAAGGAGACATAGATGTTAGAAACGGAAAAAGAATTAGAAATAATTGTATTAATGTAACAGTTAAGAACCTATTAACTAATGATGAATTTTTAACCAGAATCAGAGAGGTATACGGATGGAACAGTTAGAACTAGAACTCAGTAGTTATAGAGTTATAAAAGCAATTAAAGAATCTAAAGATAAAAGAAATAGGAAAGCTAGAAAAACTTTTTTTGATTTCGTTAAATTTAATATGTGGAGGAAGAATGATAACAGGCGTTCTTGATTTAGTTGAACATGAACAAAAAGAATTAGAGAAAAGAGGTTCTAAACGAGAAGCAGACCAAAAAATAAGGCAAAAACAAATTGGGGGGTCTGATGCTTCTATAATCGCAAAGGTAAATCCTTTTAAGAATATCGTTGAATTGTGGGAAGAGAAAATAGGAACTAGGATGCCTCCTGATCTATCTGATATTGAGAAGATTAAATGGGGGATACTCCTAGAGGACACTATTGCTAGAGAGTATGGGAGAAGAACTGGCAAAAAGGTTAGGCAGGTGAATAAGACTTTTAAACATAAAGACCACGATTTTCTAGGTGGTCACATTGATCGAAAAATCGAGGGAGAAAATGCAGGAGTTGAAGTAAAAAATGTGGGGTTAAGACAAGTAGGGTACTGGAACTCTGGTGTTCCTATTTATTATGAATACCAAGTCCTCCACTACCTCGCAATCACTGGATACGATTATTTTGATGTTGTAGCATTGGTTGGGGGTCAGGAACTTATTATCCATAAAATTACCAGAGAGGGGAACGAGGATCGTATAGAAAAACTCGTTAATGATGAAGTAAAGTTTTGGAATGATTATGTTCTTACTAAAACTCCTCCTCCTCCAGAAACAACTTCTGAATGTGAAACGCTTTTCCCTGTTGAAGAAGTTGAGAAAGTTTCTTATCTCCCAAACGAACTCAATCACATTATAAATGAATACCATGAAGAGTTTAAAAACTTTAAGACATCAGAAAAAAAGTTAGATGGACTTAAAGCTATTATTCAGAATCACATGGGTAATGCTGCTTATTGTGAAAATTCTGAAGGTGAAAGGGTCGCTAAGTGGGTGACTCAAACAAGGTCAAGTTTAGACCAAAAACAAATGAAGATCGCTAATCCAGAGTTTTGTGAAAAATTTACAAAAACAAGTTCATTTAGACGATTTTCAGTAATCTCTAATAAGGAGAGTAAATGAGTAAAATAAACCTAGAAAGTATTGTTAAAGGGAAACAACCCAAACCAATTAGGCAGGTAGTTTATGGGTTGGATGGTATTGGTAAATCTCATTACCAATGTAGCATTGATGGGATTATTGTCCTTGATTGCGAAAATGGGATAGGTGAACAAGATTCTCAGTCAATCCCATTATTTGATAAGGATATAACATTTGATGATGCAATCGAATCATTAAAATTAATATATTCAAATTATAAAAAATTGGGAATCAAAGCAGTCGGAGTTGATTCCTTAGATTGGTTGGAGAAAAAAATACACGACCATGTTTGCAAAAGTAATAATGTTGAATCAATTGAGCAGATTGGATTTGGTAAAGGATATGTCATGGCTTTAAATCATTGGCATCATTTTTTATCAGGGTTGGATTCCCTCAGAGCATTAGGGTTGGACATAATCTTAATTGCACACTCACAGATTGTAAAGATTGATGATCCTACCACCGAAGCATATGACAGGCATGATCTTAAATTAGATAAGAGGGTCAGGAGTGTCATTCGTGAATGGGCTGATTTTGTGTCCTATGCACAATTTGAAACCCATTCCTTCAAGGCAGGAGAGAAGTTTGGACAAGCAGTTTATAAAGCTTCCTCAACTGGAAAAAGGATTATGCACACTGTTCAACAACCTGCCTTTGAAGCTAAAAGTCGTGTCTCAATTCCAAGTCCGATTGCATTGGATTGGAAAGTATTTAAATCAGAAATAGAAAAAGCTCGGAAAGGATAATTATGAATTTGAATTTTGATAGTACATCAGTAGTAAGTGAAGAAGTCCATTCAGATTTAGGTGCATTGGAAGATGGAGATTACCTATGCCACATTGTTGAATCTGATGAAAAAATTTCCAATGCTGGAAATAAATACCTAAACCTTAAATTACAGGTTCTAGAAGGAGAATATAAGAATCGTTATCTCTGGGATATAATTAATCTTTGGCATCCTAAAGATAATGTTAGAGATATAGCTAATCAAACTATGGCAGCTATATGTAGAGCTACAGGTGTTCTTAAACCTCAAACATCTGAAGAACTTCATTTTAAACCATTGAAAGTTTCAGTTTCACTTGAGATTGATTCTCAATATGGAGAACAGAATAGGGTTAAGCGTTATAAACCACACAATGCACCTTCACCTCCTCCAAAAGAAGTGCAACCTGAAGTTATAAATATTTCTAAATCTAAACCTGAAGGAGAACCAGTCAAAGATAATATTCCATTTTGACTTTATCTAATACTGGTAAAAAGGAATGTGAGTTTTGTGGGGGTTCTTATACCCCACGAAATTCGCAGGGGAAGACTCAGAAATACTGTTCCAGAAGGTGTAAGGACAAGGTTCAATGGTGTAAGGATAAAGCGAGAGGATCACTAAGAACAAAAAAAGGTGGGTATCCAAGAGCAACGATCTTGCGGTTGTGGATGAAAGCAAAAGCGGAAGACCAGACTGCTCCTTGCCACTATTGCAAAAAAAGACTTGATCCTGATCACTTTTGCATCGAACACAAAATTCCCCTTAGAAATTTAAATTCAGATAATTACAAAGATGAGGATAATTTGGTTATTTCATGTAATGAATGCAACCAAAAAAAAGGAACTATGCCGTATGAAAAATTTATTAAAAATTTAAAAAATGAATGACCACGTTAGGATTGCGATTGCAAGTCAAAAAAGAATTGAGGAAGGGATTGCGAATAAAAAAAAACGCCAAAAAAAGGCAAGGGAGAGTTATCGCTGTTATTTGGCTTATATGAAATTTAAGACTTTACTTTAGGAGAGAAATGGACATCAGCTTTTTTAAATCAGCAATGGCTAAAAATCATTCATTAGTCTCTGCTGATGATTTTTTTGAGAGTATACGATCTGGAAGATGGAAGAGTGAAATTATTGCCCTGAGAGAGTGTTTAAACACTCATGGTAAGGAAGTTTATAATAAGAAGAAAAAACTACTTAATGCAGTTACACTTTCAGGGAATTTTGATGGAAGAAATGCAGAAAATCTAATCGAATATTCAGGGCTGCTTCAAGGGGATATTGATGAAGTAAAAGAACCAGAAAAACTGAGAGATGCACTCTCACTCGATCCCCATGTAAGAGCATCTTTCTTATCTCCTTCAGGAAGAGGAGTTAAACTAGCAATTAAAGTTCCTGAAAATCCTGACGGACATACCGATTATTTTTTAACTGCACAGGAATATTTTAAAAAAAATCATGGAGTTGAATTAGATAATTCCTGTAAAGATATTGCAAGACTTTTGTTTGTCTCATATGATGAAGATATAAAAGGGAATGAAGATTGTATTCCGTTAAAAATTGAGCGAGATGATTCGTCATCGGGGGAGGGTGGGTTGTTTTTTGATGCAACCAAAGTCCTTGATGATCCTACCAAATCAGACTACGAAAAAGCAGAAGTAGCACTCCAGAATATTAATCCAGAAGAATACGACACTTGGTTCAAGGTTGGATGTTCACTCAAGGCAATGCTTGGTGAATCAGGTTTTGCTTTATGGGATTCATGGTCAAGTAAAAGTTCCAAATACAATCCTAAAGAAATGAGATATAAGTGGAATACAATCTCACAAGAAGGAGGTGTTACTGGTGGAACAGTAATGCAACATTTTGAGATTGGTTCTCCTGTAATGATTCCACGACCCAAAAAAAGTGTTGAGAAAAAAAAGGAAGAAGAAATTCCTACACTATCTCCAGAAATGTGCTACCCCATAGGCTTTGTTGGTGAACTTGCAAAATTCATTACTGATAATTCTAGATACCCTCAACCTACTCTCGCACTTCCTGCTTCTCTTGCATTTACTGCAACCCTACTTGGAAGAAAAGTTTGTACTGAAGATGATATAAGACCAAACCTCTATATGGTTGGACTTGGAAGAACAGGTATCGGAAAAGAAATGGCAAGGGCGATTATAAAAAAACTATTTGCTGAATGCGGGATTCAAGGATTTGGGGCAGAAAAAGTTTCTTCAAGGACTGCAATTGAAAGAGTGCTTTCTGCAACTCCTTCCGCTTTATTCTTGTTTGATGAGTTTGGAAAATATGTCTCATCTATATTAGGAGAAAAATCGTCTGGTCATGTTCGTGATGTAATGACTGCACTTATGGAATTATACACCTCATCTGCCTCCATGTTCTATGGAACGGATAAAGCAAATGCAAGAGAAAATCCCAGATTCCAGATTGCTCAACCACACTCAAATATTTATGGGACTTCCACTCCTGAGACTTTCTGGGAAGGGCTTTCTCACTCTGCAATTCGTGATGGAAGTTTGAACCGCTTTTTAGTCTTTTCTGCACTCAACGAAAGACCACAAAGACAAATGACTCAAAGAATTAAGGAATTTCCTCAAGAGTTAAAAAATTCAATTCTAAGATTAAATAACTTAACTGAAAATGTTAAAATTTCCTCAACATCTAGGCTTTATGACCCAAAAAAATTCATCGACCATTATGGAGAAACAGTAAATTCCTCAACCATTTATAAACAACCTCTTGATAGAGATTTTGGAGAAATAACTTGTGATCCTGATCCTATGACAATTTATTATTCTAAAGAAGCAATTGAGATTTTTGATAACTTTGAAGATAAATGTCTAGACAAGGCTGATAAACCTACCACAACTGCGAGCATGTGGGTTCGTGCAAGCGAACACTCAAAAAAGATTGCCTTGATTCTTAGTGCATCAAATTTCCTCAATGAAATTCCTCCAGAGTTTGCAGATTATTCCACAAAGTTGGTTTCTATAATAATGAAAAATACTATTCGTGAAATAATAAGGAATTTGGCAGATAATTATGCAGAAAAAGAAAGTAAAAGAGTCGAGGAAATTATTAGAGAATGTAAGAATGGCATTACGCTTTCTGACTTGACTAGAAAAACTCGATTTCTCAAGAGTCGATCTGTCAGGAAGAATATTATAGAAGATTTATATGAGGCAGAAATACTAAACGTGGAAAGTCGTAGCTCTACAAATGGTAAAACTACGACCTATTATTTTTGTGAATAGAATAACTACTTTAGTTTTTCCTTATCACGTTCTATTTTTTCTAAAACTGATTGTTCTAAAAAACTTATATTAGTAACTCTCAGTCCTGTTTTTTCCTCAAAGAAATCTAAATATTCATCTAGAGTTTTCTTTGTGCTTTCCTTAATTGAAAGCGTGGTTCTTTTTTCTGGCATTTTTCTCCTTAGATTTAAGATTAATATTATATAGCAATTTACGTTCAGAATCTTCCATAAAATCAAATTCCTGATATAAAACCCTTCTTACTCCTTCTCGATCCCTAGTATCACCATCAAAAGGAATTTCTGAAGTCTCTTTATAAATCTCAATAGCTTTTTCCCAAATCTTTTTTGTTGGGAACTTTCCATCTTTAGATTTTAAAGGATAAAGACCGCCACTATCGTAGTAGCTTTTAATATAGTGTAAAAACTTTTTATCATCAGACCAATTCATTCCATGCTGCAATGAAAAAATTAACTTTTTGAAATCTCTATTCATACTTCCTCCTTACAATTATTACAGTCGCATTCGTCAACATCATTCCCTTCAAATTTTATACTTTCAGCAATCGAATCCCAAATTTGGGATTTAGTCATGTTCATCTCTAGTTTCAAAAAGTTTTTCATACTTATCATAAATTTTTGAATAGGTATCATCTTTATAAGCATCAATTTCATCTTGCATATATTCTAATTCTGATTTCTCGTAGTTTAGGATTTCAAATGGAATCTCAAATTGGACGAACCAATTACTTACTTTATTGAAATCCTTTTTTGGAAACCAATATGTAACGTGCAAAACTTCCCCACTTGGCAAATCAAAATATGCTCTTCCTGCTTGTTCTTTTTCCTCTTTACTTTCAGGAGCATCCGAAACCTTATCCCATATTTTATATGCCTTTTCCTTTTCTTTAACAATTGGGCATTTAGGGTTGTATTTCCATTGACTACAACTGTCTTTATGGACATCAACTTTGTGCCACATATCCATTATAGTATTAATATCTAATTTTGTGTTTTTCTGATGGATTCTAATTTTCATATTCTCTCCTTATTTTTAGGTGCGTCTGAACTTGCTTCTGCAATACTAATTGAATATTGTCCTATTCTACTTTCCCAATAAGGATGGTCTTTAGTCCTACCTTTTAAATCCATTAAAGCCTTGTACCCCCATTGAATCGGCATTTCACTATTGAGTGATGAATTTAAAAAATTGTTATCCGAAAGTTCCTCTGCTATTTTCTTTTCAAATGCCTTTTTAAAGGCAGAGTTAGGCATATCAAATATAATTTTACTCATTTTAGTTCTCCTTTTAGAGTTTACTGAAGGTAGGTAAATTCCTACCATCCAAGACACTCAGCAAGTGCCTTGAAGTTAGGGACTTAACCTTCTTGTACTAGAGTTTCATAAACTGAGTCTAAATCACTCTTGTCTAGTTCTCTCATTTTCCCATTTTGAATATAATAATATCCATGACCTGTACTATTTATTTTATCCAGTATTGAAGCCATTTCTTTTAATATTTCTGCACCTGACTCTCTGGCTTTTTCTCCCTTTTTACCTTTTGCTGTAATCATATCAATAATTGGATTTACTAATGAACTCCACCTCATACTTCCTCCTCTATTTTATTGTTAATCCAAGCGAGTGCTTGCTTTCTGGTTTTACCTGTAAATCCTAAATTCCTGCATCCTTTCAAAGTCATTGCACCAGTTCCGCCTTTTGCAAAGTCAGGAATTTTTAACTCTAATTTTAATCTTGATCTGATTATCAAGAGTTGGGCTTTTGGGATTTGATCCCCTGTTAAAATGGTCATATATCCTCCCCTTTTTTAGTTTTCATAGACTCTCCTTTATTAGTTAACTAAAATTCCTCTGGCTTTTTCAAAAATTCCTGAGAAAATTCCTGAGAAAATTCCTCTGGCTTTTTAGTTTTATAAATGTCAAGTGCTGCTTGACCTCAGAGTGTAGCAACCAATCTACACTAGAAGGGGGAAGCCTAACTTCCCCTATCTACTGAAGACTATTTTTCTATGATATTAAGGCATCAATCTTTTTTAGTACACATTCATCAATGGAAAGTTCATCTTTTGCAAATGGCTTTAAACTGGAAACTAGAAAGATTGATAAATATAAGTTGGTTCTTTTATTTTTGAATATTTGTTAGGCTCTGTTTTCCCAACATACATTGTATTTTCGTTTAAATACTCTTCTATTTGCTCATCGTCTTCTTCTTCATTGTTTAAGGAATGCAAACCTATTTCTTCTCCAAAATTAGCAATAAGTTCTTCTTTTGTTGCTTCTGTGAATTCGCAACAAAGTGCTATTACATCTAGTTCAATTTCTTCTTCTGTATCTTCTTCCCAACCTGCCAAATAATCAAAAAGAAGTTGTAATCCTTGATAAGAGAAATTGTCATTTTCTCCACCAAAACGCCCCGCATTTCTGAATGCTTGCTCAAAATCATAACTGTTGACTGTCTGTTTCATAATACTCTCCAAATTTAAGGTTTAATAAATAGGTTAATTCCTATGTATTTATTATATATTTAATTAAATGCATATTACAAGCAAAATATTAAAAAAGATGTAAAATAATTAAAATAATTAATAAAATATTTAATTGTGTTCATATTTATGTGGGAAGGAAGGAAGGAAAAAAGGTACTAATATATAGATAGGTTTGACTTCTTTTAATATAGGGCGATTTGAGAATCCAAAATTGAGGGAAAAATAAAAAAATGGGTAAATTCCACTTAATTCCACTACTTTTACATCAAAATCTGAAAATGAAAACGTTGTGTAACTAACTAATATTATTAATTAATATACTATATTTTTATTGTTTTTTTCTTAATTACATGCTTGAGAACGAATTACAAATAGCCGATTCGTTGGATAAATAACTATTATTATTAAACTTTATCTATTATTGATGTTCAAATATAGTTAAAAAACAAGAGGTAAAAAAAGAAAGTGTCTTAATGGAATTTACTTAAAAAAGGGCTTTTTTTTGGATGTTTTGTTAATAAAAACAATGATTTACGAAAGGTTTTTTTTCGTGCAATTCAGTGGAATTCAGTGGAGCTTGGATTTAAAACGTTGCGTAAATTGTTGATATAATTGAATAAAAGGGTAAAAAATGGCAGGTAGGAAAAAAACAAAGCTAAGAAAGGAAATGCAGGAAAGCAAACTTGAAAATTCGCAATTTTGGGAACGTTTATTTTTGGCGATTGGAATTGAGGGAATGTCCTTGAGTGAGTTTTGCAAGTTGGAAAATGTAGAATATACAAAAGTAAATTGGAGACTAAAGCGGTCTCAAAACCTGCAAGATAAATACATACAGGCGAGGGAAGAAAGGGCTAATCAAAATCTTGAAAGGATAAATGAATTATCAGAACAAGTTTTAGTTGACCCAAAAAACAGTAATGCTTATAAAATCAGCTATGAAATGAAACGTTGGCAAGCTCAAGTTTTAGATAGGGCAAGGTTCGGGGAGAAAGTCGAACAAAATGTAAACATGAATATTGATTTAAATTCTACCTATTTAGACCAACTCAAGGACTTGATGCAAAACAAACCAAAGATTGTAAATGAAAGTAAAAAAGAAAGTAAAAAACTAGAAGAACCATTGCAAGCTATTGATATTATTAACTAGTAATCTGATTGTTTATCAGATAACCAAAGGGAATGCTGCATTTTATCAGCTTTTCGAGGATTTTTGACCCCCCCTTGTTTTTTTTGGCGGGGCTGCTGTTGCAGAACCTTTACATCCGATTTTTACTAAGGGGTCATTTTTTTT